GTGTTTTCACAGGCACTATTTGGTATAGGGCTGTTTGAGGCGCTAACTAGGGGGTTTGAGGCGCTTTGTTTTAGGGTTGCTTTGCTGTGGATGGCTTTTTCAAAGGGGAAAATGAACCAGCGTCTTGCAAATCCCATCGAGTTATCACTTGACCGCGGGAGGTGATTGCTGGCAAACCAATGGGCGGCTAGCGATCTGATGGGGGCTCCCCCTATTGAGGCGTGAGTTAGGTTCGACCCATCGATAACTTGTTTGAAGGTTTCGCTTCTGATGGAGGAATCTTCGGCCAGCTCCGGGCACACGTTCAACATCGCGTCTGGGAATTTCCCTGCGTTTCGTCTTGCCGCCCATAAACTAGGATCGACGCTCACGGTTTTGTACCCGGGTAGCAGCCCTCTTAGGATATTTAATACCTGCGTCTTCCCAGAGTTGGCTACCCCGTAAAGCATGAATGCTTTTTGATACCGGGTGGCAACTTGAAAGAGGGTCGCGGCAAAAGCCTCCTGCAGCCCATCTACCAAGGTATGGCAGTCTTCTCTGTGGCCCCAATAGTTTTCTAGCATGGCCAAAAACTCGGCTGGGGGTTGTGCGTTGACTAAGTCAGCTTTGGTCAGCGGTAAGGTGTAGTTGAACCCATACGATTTATTCGGGGCCGTGACCTGCCCGTCAATTTTTAGGACTCCGTCAAGTAAGTTGACTGCCCCGAACGGCTGCTGGTCCTCGGGTATGGTGCACAAAGGTTCTACGAAGTAGCTTTTTACGGCTTCGAGTTGCATTGAGTTGAGTCGGGCTGTAAATCCTCGAGGGGTTAACATGGCCTGTAAGCAGCCGAGCACGAAGTTCGAGTAGTCTTTCCCCGTCTGCCTGATGACTTGGTCTGATACTCTGATGTACTTCACTCCGTCCCACCACCACATGTTTTTCTGGTCGGGGCATTTGTAGCCTTTTTGCGCTTCGAGTCTCTGGGTGAGGATCTCGGTCGAGGCATCTCCGAACTGCCCAACAAAGTGTTGCACTCGCTGCTGGCTAATCTGTCTTTTCATTTCGTTCTGGTGCAACCCCAAGTGGGACTGCGTTGCCAAAAACTTGACTAGCAATACGACTTCCACAGGTTTGACTACGGCTGACTTGGCTATCAGTGTTATCCACTCGAGTACCAACTCCATCCGTTTTCCTGCGTTGTTGATATTCTCGGATAGTCCCTCGAACGCCAGTGCTTTCATTTCATCAAATGTAATCTGGCTTGGGATCGGTAGTTTGAGTATGCCTGTTGGGTCAAACTTCGGTGGCAACAACCATCCTGTTTTTCTGTGGGTGCTAAATAGCGCGGCTCCCAAGGCGTCATAGTACGTGCTAAGTGGTAAGTCCTTTTCTTGCTGCTGGGTGTACAGGGATTTGATTTCGTCTAGGTAATCAGTCAGCGGGGTTGTGTCCAAATAGGCGCTATAGGCTACCCCCCCAATCAGGTGGTCCATCTTGGCTTTTACTTGGTAGTCATTGTTTATTCTTGTATGGCTGGTTACAACTTCACTTGTGTAACCGAGCACTCTCCAAGCGGGTGGGAGTATATCTGGGTCAGCCAGTTTCGATACCTGCACGTACTCCTCTTGCTCGGGGATGACCAAGGGTGTATCCGATAAGATGAAGTAGCCGAAAATATCCCCTGAGTCTGGGTCCCGTAACTCGTAGTCTTCACCTTTCTTCACCCCTGGGCTGATAAAGGTTTCCTGCTTGAACAGGTACAGGTCCCCGTCCAACGTATTGAGCTTTAACGCGCCAATAGGCGGCACTACCCCATTGTTGAGGGCGAGGGTTTGGTCAGTGATCAGCACGCCCCCGAACTTTGAGCTCTTGAGCGATAAACAGAAATAGGTCTTCCCCGGGATATCCTTGAGAAGCTTTTCCATGGAGCGCGTGGGTTTCATGGCGCTGGTCAGGCTCAGCTTGTATACCCGGCCAACAGGAATGTACTTTATCAGTTGCGGGATGAGTAGGTCTAACATCGGTTACTCCTTCGTGGGCCCAAACATGTCATCCATCTGCTGGCAGAAATCTGACTTCTGTTGGGAGTCTAAGTACCTGTCTAAGGTGTTAATGATCATTGTTTTGAACTGCTCAAAGTGCTCTAACCCCTCGGCTTTTTCTTTTAGGGTCAGGATCTTCTCAAGCAAGGTGGTCATCAAGCGGAATACGGCTACTTTTTCGGAGGTTTCGTCGGTGCCCATGTTGGCTTTGACCGTCTTAATCTCCCAGTACAGGGCTTGGGACTCTTCTGCGATATCAATATCTTTGTTTAGGTAGAACTCGATATTTTTGGGGTTGAGTTCTTGGTTCTGTGGGGCAAATAATCGCTGCAGTAACACGACCTCTTCTTCATACGGGCACTCAGGGTGGGTCAGATAATCAGCGTGTGTCTGCATGAGCTTGGGCACGAGGGTGAGAAACTTCTTTACGTCTGGGGTTAGCTCTGGGTAATAGGGTTTTGGGCTACTCATAATATCGTCAATTTCAAATTGTGGTGCCACATGATACCCGATAAAAGCTCCCCACACCTAAATCTTCAAGTTTAGTATTCATAAAAAGTAAAATGTCAGGTATGGTCGCGCCACAAATTGAAATTGACGATAGTATATGATTCACGCGAGTAATCCGTATGGCTTGTCATTTGCCAAATCCATAACAAAACGCTACAACCGCGACACCAGCACCATGACTCATGGGCAGTGGATGTGTCAGAACACGTCGCTAAATAAGAAAAATTTCTCCTTCGACAGGTACCCATTTCAAGAAGCTATTGCCAACGATATGCACGATAACCTGTGTTGCATGAAGCCCTCACAGGTTGGTCTGGCCCTAGCCTTGGATACACCTATCCCCACTTTGCTGGGGTGGAAGAGTATGGGAGACCTTAAAGTGGGGGATGTGGTCTTTGATGAGCAAGGGAAACCTTGCAACGTGACCTACATCTCCCCTGTCTATCGGGGTCACGATTGTTATACCCTGACCTTTGATACGGGGGAAACCATTACCTCCGATGCCAACCATCGGTGGTATTTTGAAGCCCATAAAGCGTTTGGTGAGGCCGGGTTGTATGGTAAAACAGGCACACCCGCCAAAGGGTATGCTAGAAAAGGGGTTTTAAAAACCTCCGTGTTGGCAGATATTTACCATGATAAGGGGCGCAACCTTTTCGCCATTCCTAACACCCAACCCTTACACACACCCATTCAAGACCTTGAGGTAGACCCGTATGTTTTAGGGTACTGGCTTGGGGACGGACACACCCATTCCAGCACGTTTACCGTGTCTAAGTCGGACGCTGACGCTTTTGAAACTCAGATAAAATCCTCTGGTTACGTCTATCGATTGGTAGCCAAGAGAGATAATACCCTCCAATACAACGTCACTCTTCCCCGAGATACAGACCTATGCCCTCGAGGGCACAGTAAGTCTACAGAGGGAACCCTAGCGCCTTGGGGAACGTGCAAAAAGTGCCGAGACCAAAACCTTGGCAAAGAATTCAGGGAAGAATCCGTTCCCTATGACACCCTCTACTCCCGGCTCACCTCCTTGGGCGTAATTGGAAAAGAAAAACATATCCCTAATCAGTATTTGCGAGCTTCGGTGTCTCAAAGACTTAACCTGTTACAAGGGTTAATGGACACAGACGGCAGCATTACCAAAAAAGGGCGGTGTTCTTTTTACAACACCAGTGAAAAGCTAGTTGCTCAAGTGCAAGAGCTTGTCGCCAGTTTGGGGTTAAAACCTAGAGTTCGTTGGAGGCCGCCCAGCGGGGGGGTCTTGAAGAGTGGGCATGTTATCCAAGGTAAAAAACCTGTTGCAGAAGTCTCTTTTGTGGCTTACACCAACCTCCCGGTCTTCAGATTACTTCGTAAGCTTGAAAGGCAACCCCTCTTATCTGAGGGCAGACCAACTGAGTCTTTGAGAAGACGAGTGGTGAAGGTTGAAAAAGTGGGGTCAGTCCCTACCCGTTGTATTACGGTTGATTCTGAGTCCCACCTTTACCTTTGTGGCAAAGGTATGATCCCCACCCACAATACTGAGATTCAAATACGTAAGTCATTGACTATTCTATCGAGAATGGATGGTATCTCACTCATCTACACGATGCCAAACGAGAAGATGTTTAAGCGTATTTCTCAGGCGCGTATCCTGCCTATCGTGCAGTTTGATAAAGCGTTCGCGTCCCCTGAGCGTCAGAGTATGGGCTTGATAAAGATCGGCACCAACTTCATGTACATCACCGGGGCCAGCGAGGGCGATGCAACCTCTATCGATGCTGACATTGTGTTTAACGATGAAGTGGATTTGACGCCTAAAGATATGTTGGCGTTGTTTGATTCTCGTTTGCAGGGTTCTGATTTACGGATACGCCAGCAATTCAGTACCCCAACCTATGAGGGTGTGGGTATTCACCGTTCCTATGCGTCAAGTGACCAGATGGAGTACATGTTTAAGTGCACTGGCTGCAACCATCATAACATCCCCCACTTTACCCCCAAGCATGTGGTTATCCCCGGATTACCTGAGGTCTACGAAGACTACAGCATGATCGACGGTAAACTGTTGGATGATGGAGTTATCGACCTCTCCACCACGTATGTGTGCTGTGAGAAGTGCCGTAAACCTATTGACCTTGGCGATACCTCCCGTCGAGAGTGGGTACCTCGGTTCCCAAGTAGGCTTCACTCGAGAGGGTACCGAGTCAGGCCGTTTAGTACTAACCGCCTCCTTCCCTCCTACATCCTGTCTTCGTTATTCAAATACAAGGCCCGGGATAATATCAAGGGGTTTAAGAATACTGTTCTGGGCGACGTCCATACATCTGAGAATATTAAGTTATCTGAAGAGCAAGTGACCCGGTGTATGCGAACCGAAGTCCCCCCGACGCCTGATAAGAATGACAAACACTGGATTGGTATCGATATGGGCTTGACCTGTCACATCGTTATTGGTGTGGGATCGTCTATTGCTGAGGTATCGGTCATCCTAATGACAAGCTGCAGAGAAGACGAGCTGCTTGGCACCATTGCTAGGTTGAGTGAAAGCTACAACATCCAAGGGGCCCTCGATAGATACCCCTACACTCCGTTATCTAATGATGTTAGGGATAAAAGCAACGGGGCAATTGTCCCTGTTGAGTATGGTAACAACCGAGAAATAGCCCCACAGAAAGACGCCCTAGGTAATATCAGCCACATCCAAGTATCACGAACAATGATGCTGGACTATGTGTTCGGTGGTATCCGCAAAGGGACATGGAGCTTGTCTGGATATGGGATGGAAAAAGCAAATGTTGTCCTGCACCTTACGGACATGGTCCGAGAAGAGGAACATGAGGGCGCAGCTAAGTGGGTTAAGTTAAATAACAACGACCACTTTTTTCATGCCCTCGCATTTATGGCCTCTGGTATGGTCTATAACGGTGTGTTAGAAGGTTCTAAAGATTTTGAACATGTACAACTAGGGATGATTGCGTTGTCCCAAGATTTCAACATGTTCGCGCCTAATGACCTTATCGGTTTCCACTCGGAGACCCCTCAAAAAGATAAGCAAATCAGACGACACAGCCGGAATTGACGATGCCTACTATACTCAGCAAACTGAAAATATTGTTACCGACAAGAACCAAACCCAAAGGTTCGGCTGAAACGGCTACCTACGATTCTCAGGCTAATACCGAAACACTCTCTACCCCAAATTACCAAGAGCATTTAACAGACCTACTCAGCACTCGAGTTACCTCCACCTCCCAAGAGCTTATTGCTCAGTTGGTAAAATCAGACCCAGATGCCAGTAGTGCTTTACATGCTTATTTAACCGTAGCCAACGTTAACCCTACGATAACGGTTGTGGACCCTGATGGGGTAATCGACCGTGACGGGTACAAGATAGTTAACGAGATAATCGAATACATGACTGTGCGTAGGGATTACAGCAAAGGGTTCCAATCCCGCAAGTCCTTACGGACGGTTGCTGAACAACTACGGTATATGGCCCTTGTTCGAGGCGGTGTAGCGGTTGAAGCTGTTTTTGATGAGTTGTTGCTACCCAGAGAACTTCGTGTTATCGATTTAGCCACAATTGAATGGCAAGAGAAAGAACCCGGGCAAATGATCCCGTGGCAGAACAACTCTAATGGGGACTCAATTAAACTGGACCTTCCAACAATCTTTGTTGAATGGTACCGAAAGTCTCCGCTTGATGCGTATGGTACGAGTGCGTTTATCGCAGCAATCAATACCATGGCAGCAAGACAGCAAGTTATCAATGACCTGTACAGGATCATGCAACTTACTGGGATGCCAAGAATATCGATTAAAGTTTTGGAAGAGGTCGTTACTAAGAATGCTCCTGCAGAGACTCGGGCTAACCCAGCAAAACTTAAAGCTTATTTGAACACTGCGTTAACGACAATTCGAGGCCAGTTCTCAGCCATCCGTCCAGACCAACCAGTAGTACACTGGGACTCTGCCGAGATATCAATGCTGAACGAGAAAAGCCCCGGTTTGGGTGTGGATATAAGCCCCGTCATTAACGTATTGAACGCCCAGAACCAAGCAGGTCTTAGAACCATGGCAACGGTCTTGGGTCGCGGTGAAGCTGGGGTCAACACGGCAACAGTGGAAGCCCAACTTTTCGCCATGAATGCTGGCAGTGTTAATGAACCTATTGGGGATTTACTCAGCGCAGCTTTCACAATGGCTTTAAGATTACAAGGGTCAGAGTCTCGGGTTATCGTAAGATTCCCTGAGGTTGAACTTAGGTCTGATTTGGAACTAGAACCCAATAAGACTTTACGGGCCCAAAGATTACGAACTGACTTAAGTGACGGTTTGATTACTGATGATGAGTATCATCTTCAGGTACACGGGCGCTTACGCCCAGACTCCGTAGCCGAGTTATCAGGTTCGAAGTTTATGTTAGACAAGGGCATGGGGGTTGACGCAGGTCAAATATCCCCCAACAGTGACCCCCTTGGTCGGTCAGTGAGTAAGGCCTCTGATAAGGCCTCGAAGTCTAACGCGAACAAACCCAATAAAGGGTAACAATTAGGAATTGACGATGGCTAAGAAAGTAAGTCTTACCGAGAGTATTAAAGCAGCTATTAAAGCCCAAGTGGGTGATGACATAGACTATTCTAAAATAGCTGTCTACGAGGCTGCTGTTGTCTCTACACGCCCAATCAACCAACGATATAGCGCCTATAACAATGCGCGGATATCTGAAGGGTACCTTACCCAGATGGTTGATTATTTGGGGGCACAATCGGTCCCCCTCCAGATTATGCACCAAGGCGGGTTCTTACCCATCGGGAAAGTCTTCCAAGCCCAAAAGTTTACCGACCCCGATGGCGAAGTAACCTTGAACGCTATGTTCTATGTGAAAGAAGCCTCTGAGTTTGCTGAAGACATTGACTTAGGAATTACTGATGAAGTCTCTATCGGAGCCCTACCCTCGCATGCCTTGTGTTCTGAGTGTGGTTATAACTACGCAGAACCGGGTAACGAAATGGCTTTTTACTACCGAGAGTGTGACAACGGTCACGAACTTGGGCTTAACGGTGTCCACTTACGCCTCACTGGTTTGGCTTCATGGGATGAGTTGTCCCTTGTCAACAAAGGCGCGTCTAAGAACCCTAAAATACTGGGCTCTTCTCAGCGAAGAATTAGCAAAGAAAACTTTACCCGGTTAGCGGCTGCTTCGGGGTCTGACTCTGTTCCAGAGTTAATGTACCTCCAAGCTGGAGCTGTTAATCAACCTTCACCACCACCCTCACCTAAGGATACTAAGATGGATTTAACAGCATTGACCGCACAAGTGGCTGAGCTGTCGAAGGAGGCGGGTCGCACATCGGTGACAGTTGAGAATTTAACAGCTCAACTATCTACCGCTAACGACTCTCTGACTGCGGCAACCGCCAAAAACGTGGAGTTAGAAGCAGCATTAGCGGCTAAAAACCCCGAAGAATTGGAAACTAATCTTGCCGCTACTAAGCAAGAGTTAGAAGCTGCTCAGGTTGGCGTTACCTTCCTGTCTGCCCAATACAAACACGCTTGCGTTGCTGCAGGGTTAACGTTCAAAGACGGTGCTTCGGTACCAGAAATGATCGAGTCTCTTAACACAGCTCAAGTAAAACTAGCCGCCATCCCTCGTGGTGGTATCTCCTTAGACTCGGAAAGCCAAGGTAAAGAATCTGTGAAGCATTCTTTCAGCGCTAACCTAGCCTACGTTAACTTATAAGAATTGGAGTTGATCATGTTTGGAACTTTAACCCAAAATGGTATTAGAAACGAAAGCTCTGCAGCTACTTGGCAGCTAGGCTCATCTATTACTGGATACGATGATGTGGGTAAAACTGTAAGCGTAAACGCTGCAGCTAACTTCACAGTTGAAACTAAGGTCGCTGGTGCGGAAATCTTAGGCTACTTAGAGTCTTATGAAGACCGTGTTGCTGAAGGTATTAAAGTCGGTGCCGTTTCTTGGCATGGCTGTTACACCTTTCCATACACTGGCACTGCCCCGACTCCCGGTGCACATGTTATGTGTAATGCGGCTGGCGGTGTAGCCGTAGCTACTGGTACTTTGGGTTTACACACCATCGTAACCTCAGTAGATACTGTGGCCCTAACTTGTGAAGTCTTGTTGAAATAACAAGACCCTGCAACCCGACTAATCGAAGGAAATTGACGATGAATGCTTTACTACTAGAGATTAAACGTGGCGCACCAGACCAAATTTTGGCTGGGTTAAACGACACTAACCCAGATGTGTCTTCTGCTGCAGGTTTACGCCTATGCCGCGAAGCCAACAAGTTTGGTTTAGATGTACGTAATTACTTAACCTTAGCCATCGATGTACGCGCTGCAAACGATGCTAATGGCCGTAACCCTTATGCTTTACCTAACGGTGAGTTAATGAGTGGTTACCAAGTGGCTTTGGCCAGCTTGAACCTACCCATCAAGAATGATTTCAGAAATGGTATCACTCTACAAGCGGCTGCTGACACGTTCAGTGCTCGTCCCGGTACTCGTGCCTTATTCCCAGAAGTTATCGACGATATGCTTCAGTGGAGTTCGCGCCAAGACCAGTTGGAAAGTACCCGTGGTCTTATCGCCCAATCTCGTACCATTTCTGGTAACGAGTTAATTACTGAAGCGATCTTTGATGACAACAACCCTAGTGGTGGCTCACCTATCGCTGAATTGGCAAACATCCCAATTCAAACATTGAAGAGCTCTGACCGCTCGGTCAAGTTCTACAAACACGGCTCAGCCATTCGTACTTCTTATGAGTTCGAACGCAGAGCAAGTTTGGATGTGTTAACTCCATACGCTGCCCGTATCGCTCGTAACTTAGAGATCGGTAAAGTGAAAGTTGCAACAGCAATGTTGATCAACGGTGATGGTGTGCACGCTGCGGCTGATGCTGCGAATCTTACTACCTTTTCTGCTGATTTATCAGGCGGTAAAACGTTGAAAGATAACTATCAGGCGTTAATGCGCTTCTTAGTGAAACGTGCTCAAGGCGGCTACCCAGTAGACACTATCGTTGGTAACTTCGATATGTATGTTGAGTTGTTCTTGATGTTCACTCCTGTTACTGGCAACCAGTCAGTTATGGAGCACTTGCAAGGCCAAGGCGCACCAACAGTTAGCTTGACTCTTCCAGTAATGAAAGGCGTTAAGTTTGAACTTTCAAGTGGCATGCCAGCCGGTAAGCTTATGTGTTACAGCCTAGGCGACACGATGGAAGA